TCAATCAGCAAGGCAAAGAGATTACGCGCCAGGTTGCCACTGAGTAAATCCATGAAGAACCGGTATTCCATGTTGCTACCGATATTGCCCTGTCCCAAGCTCATCAGCTGTACCTGCCAGCCTGTACGCTTGCCCTCAGCATCGAACTCAATGTTTCTCTTTATCTGTGTGGCCATGTCCGCAGAGACTTTCTTGTAGTTATTCATTGACCGGTCATAATACAGCTTCAGTATCTTACGCTTGTGCGGGCGGAAGTAATATAGGAACTGGTCTGCCAGCTCACGCACGCTATTAGGCGGAAGCGTATACAATTCCTTCAGTATGCGCATTACATTGCCATTACGTTGGCCGAATACCATAGACAGCATATTACCGGAGTCCATACCTGCCTCTAATGGTTTATTCTTATCCAGGTACCGGAGAACGGAGCAATCCGGATTCCAACCGAACTCATGCTGCTCGATCACGTCATTCAGGAAACCATCCGCATAGAAATGCTTCATTGCCAGGTTGCAATAAAACATCTGGCTGGCTTCCAGTTTCGGAATGACGGAAAGCACATTGCAAAAAAGACCTTCCAGCCCTTCAGCAAATTCATCGCTGAACCAATCTTCTCCCAATACATCGGCATTCACATACGAGGAAGAAATAAAGAAAAACGATGTGCCCCGGCGTGTCTTGATCCAGCGTTCTTCCCACCGCTTCATATTCTTTCCGGCAAGTTGCATCGAGCGTTCAGCAGCATCCAGTTTCGAGGCTAAAGATGCATCAGAACGATAGGCAGCTTTCAATTCCTTGTACTTCTGCAAACAGGCTACATATTCTTTTTTCGTCTCATTGTAGACAAATCCAGCCCGCAGCATAAGTAATATTTTTCGCTTGTCATTTTGTTTGGCCAGCTTCAGTATCCAATCATACTCGCCAAGATGGTTCGGGTCCGGCATATCCGTTGTCAGTGTACGGCTACGATACCAAACGCTATCGCCATATTTTACGCGGAAGCCACGAACCGCCTTCAACAAGTTCGTGAACTTCTCTTCCGGAAAATACTTCACCTCATCACCGAAGACACCGACATAGGAACGACCGGCACCGATTGAAGGCCTGTCGAGCGAGATAAAAGTAAAGTTAAAGCCGGTATAGAATACCATCGTGTTGCGCCAGTCTGTACAGACGTTGTACATGCGATCTTTCCATTCCTGCGGCGGCTCCTGGTTAATGACATAGTGTATGCCCATTTCCCACCCCAACATAGAAAGCCCGTCAATGAGTGACGGGATTACATTTTTGTGCAAATCAGAGTAAGTATCGGCAACCCAGGCGAACGGCGCACCCTGACAATCCAAAGCAACTTCCTGCACACGTTCGGCCAATACCTGAACGGTCTTAGCCGAAGCACGCCCGGCAATCCAATACAGTGACCAAGGCATCATTATAGCTATGAGCTGCGCCATCCAGTTGGAAAAGCGCACTTCGACCTCATCCGATATCTTTAGTTTTTTCTTCCTGGTCATTCAGCATCTCCTCAAAATCAATATCCACAATATTAGCATCTCTCTTCAGGCGGACTTTTTCCCTCTCAGGAAGGTCAACAGAATCTATCTGCGCAGCAAGTATCTGACGGTTCGCCGCATCCAGTCCCACCGCTTCCGGATTAAGATCATATTTCGTCTATCTCTTTCGGCTTGACCGGATCAGGCTTATCCAGTTGTTTGATTTTAGCCGCCTGTATGTTGAGATTGCCGTACACCTCCATATCTTTGGAGCTGACGGCGTTTTGCAGAACTACCTGAGCAGCTTTCATCAGGTTGTCGAACATCATGTTGCGATGAGCGTTATTCTCAATGGTATCATTGAGGTAAAACAGGTTAATTGCCTCACTGTACATCTTTCTGGCACGCAGTCGCTCGACGTTGAACGGCTCGTGCATCAGGAAGGCAATAGCGTTATCCTTGCCGTACTTCCGGTTTATACCTACAAGTGCATAGAGGGCATTGTAGTAGTCCAGTTCATCAGCCGTCAGTTCCATAGTGCAACCGGACGCGATGTAGTCCTGTAATGTGTCAAAGTAAGATTTATCGAACATCAGCCTATATCATCAAAGAAAATCTTGTTAATGGAATTGCGATATCCCGTCGCTTGGCGGAATTTATCAAACCGTTGCGCCTGGGTCACATTGTCTCCGGTTTCAGCACTGGCAGACATTGCCAGCCCTTCCTTAGCCCGCTGTACAAGCTCGCCACGTTCGTAGTGAAACTTCAACGGAGAACCAACCAGATTGAAATACCAAAGAAAATCATTCACGGGGATATTATAGTACATAGCGATTTGCTTCGGCTCATAGCCAATGCCTGCCAGGTGTTCAAACTCATCCATATCAATCCGGTCATACCATGGCGGAGCCTTACGCCATTTGACCAATTCGTCCGCTACGAAACTCATACACTTCTTTATTTTTTAAGAAAACATATTGTTCTTCCATTGCATTCTCACCATAATTGCCGGAACCTTCGACCACGAAGAAACCTGCGGACGTGTCCAGACAGGTAATCTTCTTGTGGCTCCAGGCGAATGATAATTCAATCACCCCATCCTGATGGAGCTGCACCAACCGTTCAAAAATCTTCGGCATACGGAATTTTATCGTTTCCGAGATATGCAGGTGGATGCTGCCTATCAATTCCTTTTCGCGCCATCTCAACAATGCGTTTATAATGCGCTCATTCGTCGAATACGTGGCGATATAGAGATGATTAACCCGTCCGGCATACCTTATCAGGTAAACAATAAAAGTAAAGGCAGTGAAGCTCTTTTGCGTTTCTATGAAAAAAGTCTCGTTATCGCCGGGCAGACGCCCGCACAATTCTTTCAGACTATTCAATTTGAAAGCCAGCATGGTTTCAAACCGTCTGGAGAACAGGCGGGAATCTGTCATTTCCTGCCTGAGTTCCTTCAGGCTGAAGTAATAGCTCATTCCAGTAGGCGATTGATATCATTCAGTTCTTTCTCATAACCGGCTAACCTTTCCCGCCGTATCGGGTCCAGGTGCGGTTTATCTCCCTTCACTATCTCTGATTTGACGCGCCAAATGTTGTTTTCAACCTGGCGCTGGCGACGGACAAGTTCCTTGACCGGTAACTGAAGAAGCTCGCTTCTCCGGCGAAACTCCGCGAATGCGGGATGTTTCCCCAGCAGAGAATGATGTACCTTGTAATAGTTCAACTCTTCCCATATCATACGGTTCTCAATGTAGTTGTCTATCAAATCCCGGCTGACATCCGCACATTGCTTCAGCGAAGTACAATCCCTAAGTTGTGCGTGTAACCGTACATAGGCATGATATTTATTAAACTTGCGGGAAGCAAGCGTTTCCAGTTCTATGGGGCAGTCCGAATCATTCAGGAAAGCGAACTCCTCACGGAAAGAATTAGGTTCTTTCCGTGAAGATAGTTCCGGCAGTGCTCTTCATTCTTCGAAGATGGATGGTTCCGGGAACATCTGTTCCAAGAACTTTTCTAACCAGGCAGAATGTCCGGAAACGGTATTGTTCAGGAAGACTTTTTTCTGGAGAAGTTCTTTTGCTTTCTGTTCGTTCGGATTCCGGGATACAATAGGCAGTAGAAATTGGTCTGTTTCCCAATCCAAGACAACAGGATATGCCGGGAAAGGCTGGAAATTGAAATAGAGAGATGAAAACAACACTCCCGATTCTGCTTCCGGGAAATGTACCAGCATATCCTTCAGTCTAAACTTCTCAAATAAAACAGGGGTATGAGTACCATAATTCAGTTTAGGTAATCCGGATTTATCCAGCAGCATAACGGTACGGCTCATATTCTCGGCATACGTACCTTTGAATTTTTCCGGATTCAGTTCACCCAAAACCTTTGGTATCTCTATATGCGCCAATGATACCCGATTAACCAGGTAGATGTCATCATTCGTCCAGATGAAACGTTCTGTCACTTCAGGCGATTCAATGGCCAACTTTAATTTTTCCATGGTGTCAATCTGCGGATTGTCGGATGTACGCTGATGCTCAATGACAAAAATCTCTTCA